TAAAATTATTTTTCCTATCTAAACACAGTGAAAAGGAATGGAATAAATTATTGGGAATAGAAATAAAGAAGGAGGAAAAGTCCCAAGAGGAAAAGGCCATCGTAGATTTTATTGTTCCAAATAAACCAATGTATAGAATATTTGAGTTAGAAGATATTAACGAATTACAGGGCTTTAGTGGTGAATGGGTAGTTCAAGAAAAATACGATGGTATGAGAATACAGATTCATAAGATAGATGGTAAGGTTACTATCTATTCTTACAATGAAAAGGATATTACAGAGAGATGTAAAGACCAAGTTGAAGTGATGAAAAGAAAACACTTTGGCGATTGTATTTTAGATGCAGAGTTAATTCTATTTGATGGAGAAGAATCTCTACATCGTGCAGATACTATTTCCCATGTATTCAAAGGACAGTATAAAGATGCACAATTGAAAGCGCATGTGTTTGATATTATGCGACACGAAGAAAGAAATCTAACTTCAGAAGAACTTAGTGAGAGAATAAATACTTTATTTACAAATTATTCTATGCACTCTGATGATAATTTACAATTCCCTTCTAAAAAAGATACTAGAATTGCAGATAACATGAAGGACATTAAAGAATACAGCGAAGCGATTATGGAAATGCCAACTGCTGAAGGTGTAGTAATAAAAGACATAACTTCAACTTATTTCATAGGAACCAAAAAGAATCCTAAATGGATTAAGTGGAAGAAGTTTGTAGACTTAGATTTAATTGTTTTAGATAAAAAGAAAACTAAATCCAATATGTTTTCCTATACTTTAGGTGCTGGCCCCGCAGAAGGTGAAGGAAAGCACATTGTAGAAATGGACGGCGTAAAATACATGAATGTCGGAAAGGCAAACAATACTAAGTTAGTAGTAGATGTAGGAAAAATCCTTAGAGTTAAAGTTGATGAAGTTAAGTCAAATGGTGATAAGTTCACAATATACGGGTCTACTGCAATAGAGATACCCGAAGTAGAATCTCCGGAGAAAATAATTACTTTGGAAATGTTATCTAAAGAAACTAAATCTAGCCTAAAATACAAGACTAAGGCTTTAGAAAAAGGAATATTGATTACGGATTATATTCATGGTGAAGCGATTTTGAAATCTATGGATGGTTTTGCTCTATATGAATTTGAAAAGGATAACTTGATGTCTAAGCATGCCATGATGAATCTAGATTCTTGGAAGGCTGATGCAGAAGGGATAATGAAAACTAAGCAGAGCGAATTAACGGTTGCTGTTTATCAGAGACTAAAGGAAAGAGGCCCTATGAATATCAAAGACCTTCATAATTATTTAGTTAAGGACTATGGTAGATTATACGATAGTGTATTAGAAAGTAAAATGGATAGACTAAAGGATTGGTTCGATAGTAGAGATGGAATTACCTTTAACTCCGCTAGCAAAAAATTTACTGCTGATGCTGATAAAATTATGATGACGGAAGAAGAATACAAAACCCCTTCCGAATTTAGAACAGGCCAATTCAAAGTATATTCTAGAAAAGATAATGATTTAACCTTAGCGATTAAACTTACAGATGTCACTATGTTTTGGACTATTGACATGACTTCGGATGATGATATATTCTCTCTATTTGGTAAAGCGGGAAAATACCCTGCTCAAGTTGCCACCAATACTTCACCCGAATCTAAACTATTAGATGAAGGAGAGATTACCTTGGGAGTACAAAGGGCTGGCTACCATGAATATTTCCTAAACGGAAACAAGTTTGAAACTAAAATGCACTTTAGAGTAATACCTGTAGATGGAAAAGATATGTGGTTAGCATGGACGGGCTACAAACAGGAACCTGCCGATACCGAGGGGGATGATGGACTTTGGAATATTAATGAAGATAAATATAAGAAATTGCTAATAAATCCGGAATAAATCATAAAGTATTAAATACCTAACTAAAAAGCGAAAGGTGAGGAAAATGGAAACTGCTATCTTAGCGACACAAGAAAACGACTTCCAAATACTCAAAGCACAAGACGATTTAATGATTGGGGGATATGCAAGCATAGAAATCGTCGATAAGCAAAATGATTTAATCACACTCAAAGCATTACAAGAAGCCGTAGAGAATTATATGGAGAACCCGAAATTTAGAAATGTAATGACAAACCATTCAAATGTTCAAGTCGGGGAAGTAGTAAAAGAATATAGAGATAAAAATGGAAAACTATGGAAAACAGAAGTAGATGATGTAGGATTTTTTGTAGTAATAAAATTAAGAGATGACATCGAAAAAGCAAAAGAAATAAACAGAGGAATTCGCAAAGGAACATTAAGGTCTTTTAGCATAGGGGGACAGGCACTTCGGAAAGTTAAGAAGCAAAATTCGGAATTAGGCGAATATAGCGAAATTAGCAAACTAGAATTACACGAAGTAACCATATGCGAAAAGGGAATAAATCCTGAAGCGAAATTTGACATTTTGAAACAAGAAAATGAGGGAAATAAAATGACCGACAAACTAGAAAAAGCACTAGAGGAACTTGACACTCTATTAGAGGAAGTCAACACTCTACGAAAAGAAGAAGAAGCAAAGGAAATGTATGAAGGTGAAGATACCATGAAGCCAGATGCAGATGAAAATATGGAAATGCTAGACGAAGAAGAACTGATGGGCGAATACCAAGACACTAAGAACGCAGGATATGTTCCAACAGTGGACGGTGCCGGTGTAGAAATTGGAGACAATCCTAGCCGTGTAATTATCGAAAACGGAAATCCAAAACATCAGCCGCAAGAAGTGGTTAAGTCCTTTAATAATGGAGAAATCTCTTCTCTAAACCTATCTCCGGATAACATTGAGAAGGCTTATGCTGAATACAAGGCAGAGCAACTAGAAAAGATGGCTCTAGGAAACCTAGAGAAAACTTTTGAAAGTAGATTTAAGAACGAAGTTTCACACAGAGAAAGTGTTATTTCCAAGGCTAACTATGATGCAAAGGGCGAAGTTAGCGCACTAAAAGAAGAATTGGCTGAATTGAGAAAGTCTTTTTCTTCAGAAACATCTGAAATTCTCAAATCCAAAACTACACCATCCGTTACAATTCCGTCAATGGATGATGTTGCTAACATGAGTTGGGCCGACTTAAACAGGCTTGCTGGAAATTGAGGGGGAATAAAAAATGACAGGGTACATTAACACAATTAGAGATTTAGAAGCAGAAACATACGGATATGGTGGCGCATTTGGCGGCAACGATATTCTAAAGCAAGCAGGTGTAGTTCAAGGATTACACACTGCTCACGATATAGCAGACGCAGGGGCTTCCGGAGTTACCGGAATTTCCACAACAACCGGACTTTACAATGTTCTTTATGGACAGAAGGTTTGGTCTATGCTAAACCGTGAAGTAAATGCACTTTCAATGATTTCAAAGAGGCCATATACTTCTTCCGGATGGAGAGTTCTAAAGAGCCGACCTTTCGGTGGTTCCGGAAACACACTTGCTGAAGCACTTGTAAATGATTCCGATACAGCAAACTCCGGCATTGGTGCAGATGCACCTTCTGCTGATTTGATTGGTGGTGTTTCAGAAAACGCTGGACTTTCTACTGCGGCAGACGGTCTAGGTTCTATGGCACCAACATATGCTCAACTATTTATGAGTCCAAAAACAGTTGCACATCAATTCGACTTCTCCGAGTTGGCTATGGAAATGGCAAAGATTGATGATGGAATTGGTGACATCAGAGCGCAAATGCGTGAAGATATGGGAATTGCTCATGCAGAAGCACAGAATATGATGCTTCTTATGCCTCTAGAACATTATGGTGAATCAACAAACCAATCTACAGGCCGTCTAGAAAACATCGAGAGAAACTACACTTCTCTAAATAAGATTGTTACAAGTCGTGCAGAACTTTTGGCTATTGATGGTGGAGTTATCGCAACCGATACCGCAAGTGCATCAAACAACTTGGGTAAGATTTACGGAGATGAAAGGCACACTGCGGCTTCTTTCCTAGATTCTGAAGTAGACTTTGGAAGTGGATATGCTAGTGGAGATGTTCGTTCTCTAACTCTAACTCTACTTAACAACATGATTCGCAACTTGCGAATTGCTGGCGGTTCTCCAAAGGTAATTCTAACAGGATATGATACTATTCAAGCGGTTGCTGATTTGCTACAAAGCCAAGAAAGATTCATGGATAGAAAGGAAATCGTTCCTACTGTAAATGGTGTTCGTGGAGTTAAGGGAGCAGAAGTTGGATTTAGAGTTGCAACATACTACGACATTCCGCTAATCCCTTGTAAGGATATGGCTTCCACAGGAAACGCATCTAGCAAACTAAGCGATTTACTTTTCCTTGACACAGACCATCTATGGTTGGCAGTTATGAAACCTACACAATACTTTGAAGATGGTATTTCCAATGGAAACCCATTCGGTGTCGGTCGCCTAGGAAACCAAGCACTTTACCGCACAATCGGTGAAATGGGCTGTTCCTTCTTCAAGGGCCAAGGTAAGATTACCAAC